GTCTGTGCCCTGGATCATGTGTCAATGCGAAGTCTATTGTTATCGGTGGCCATGGCGTAGGCGCCGCTAACCTATAAGGAATGACCATGAATTATCGCGTCGAAACTGATACCGCACGTTCTTATATTGTCCGCTACCCTGCGCCGTGGCCATGGGATCGAATAGATATAGACAGGTGGTCTTGTTCTGAGTCCATGAGGATAGCGAGACACATCGCCCGACAATTGAACGCGGGCGAAATCTCAGAGGATGAAGCGCGGAGAATGGCCGCGCCGCAACGCTGACACCTGGACAACCACGGACAACCACGGCAACCGCGGCGCCCATGGCCGCGGTTGTTCTTTGCGCCACCTCGGCTGTATCCATGGCTGTATCGTCCACCTCGGCCGTATCCATGGCTGTATCGTCCACCTCGGCAAAACGACAGGCGAGGACACAGAAGGACAGACAACTGCGGCCGCTACTGTCCACCTGTGCAGCCTGGACGCTGGCCACCTGTGCAGCCTGGACGCTGGCCACCTGTGCAGCCTGGACGCTGGCCACCTGTGCATCGGTTGTTCTATCCGTTGCAAGTTTCGACTGCGACCGCGACAACCGCATCGGCGACAACCGCATCGGCCGAAGGCGCCCACGGCAACCCTAACATCGACCGAACATCGAGCATCGGCCGTATCCTAACAAACACCTAACATGGCACCCTAACAAAACCCGAACAGGCCACGGGGGGTTAGGGTTTTGTTAGGCTATATCGATAGGTTGACGGATTTTTATGTCAAAATGCCGCCTTACGTCGCTTTCTCCACGTGGCCATGCTGAGACCCCTCTTCCCACGCCTCATACACATGGCGTCATAGCTCTCCAGAGGCGTTCCAGGCGGCGTACCCCACTTACCCCTAGACTCACGCCAAACCCTCTCAGCCGTCGCCTGAAGCGCTTCTGGAGGGGGAGGCATCGGCGTAGGCATCTTCAACTCTCTCTTGATTCTTGTCCTTTTCATCATTCAGCATCTCCATCCACTTCTTCGCGTGGCCTGGATTCCTCAATATCAGGTCTACAATAGCAGTTTCCAGCGTTCTGATCTGTCCTTCGGTCAGTTCCAGGCCATAAATGGCCGAAATGGCCTCTAGCGTCTCATGGAAGGCGGTTGCCGCCACATAGATCGGCCTCAGATTCGAATGGAGGACGATCTTGGGGTATGGGTACGCCTCAAAGTACCCAAAGCAGCAGTCGTCACTGAGATCCTCAACATGAACCTCCACATCCACATATCCTACCCTGATTGTATCGGGCATCATCTATTGTCGCTCCTATTCGCCTTACGGGAGCGAATAGCGAGGTTTGAATAGGAATTGTTGCGGGGATTGCCATCTTTGTGGTGGACATCCTTACCATCGCCCCGCCGGGCCTTCCCAGCCTTGATGGCCTTCCTCCTGGCCCTGTTGCGGGCTAGGCGGTCTGCATGGTTCTTGGGGAGTTTCTCCATTCGCTTCTTCTTCTCTGGCGGGTATGGCACTTGAGGCTCCTTCACAGCAGGGAATGACCACCTGGCCACACCGCCTACACTGGCGATGGCCATGGATTTCAATAAAATTTAAAGAATTTTCACCACAATTGTGGAAAAGGGGTTGAATCTTGTCCAGCACCTGATATACTCTCACTATTATAATGGTTTAAAGATAACCTATAGTTCTTCACAATCAGTCTTTAAAAAGAGAGAGATCGCGAATGCGATTCTCATAAAGAAAGCCATGGCAGCCATGGTTACTTTAGACTCCGAGCCAGTTAGGTTCCCTTGGCTTACCATGGCCACCATGAAGGTTGTGGAAAGAGTCTTTAAAGCCTTCCAATTCAACTAGTAATTTCTCTTCTTCTCTCTCCTTGAGAGCGTCATCTATATCTCTCCCTAATTGGTCAACCCAATAGCCAGCAGCCATGCTCAGAGCGTCAATCCTATCGTCAAACTTTAGACAACCACGCTCTCTGGTCAACCGAGTCATCTGATAGAAGAGCTGATATTTCAGCCCATCTTCTCCAGATATCCCCTGTGTACTATTGAAGTCCTCCTGCACAACCCTCCTGTCCACGATCAGCTTCCCTTGGTTGAGGAGAGGTTCCAGGTAGTCGATGATCCTGAACTCCTTGGTCTTGGAGTGCCTGACCTCTTCCACGGTCACCGGGTAGATCCTCTTGAGGAAGGGCAGGAGCAGCTTGAGGAACATCCCATCACCGAAGTTCGCCTCGATGACCATATATTGAATCTTGTTCACCTTGGCGATATTGGAAAGGGTTTCCAAGGTCAGATCGGTATACCCTGACCGCAGGCCACCCGAGGCTGTCAAAAATAGCTGACCATTCAGCATCTTGATGCAGGCATACCCACACTCGTCCTTACCCCTGCCGGCGGGATCAACAGCCATCACTGACCCCTGCCAGGGGACCATGTCGCCTACTAGCTTCAGCGGCCTATAAAACCTATCGCCTTTGAATCCCACATTCGGGATATCGTCGTCCCAGGCCAGAGCGGGATCGGCGGCCCTCACCACCTTCTCTGGGCCAACGTCGGTGTCCAAATCCATCACGACGAGGTCTTCCAGCTTCAAGGGGAACCGCAGTTCGTCAGACATCGAGGTATCGAGCTGGAACTGAAGCCCGAAGCCTGATTTCCCATACGACATCTCTCTTTCCAGCAGATCATCGTTGTCGAAACGGCTGGGGTCCGTAGGAAGCCCTGAGAGGCCGTCTGAGAGCTTCTCTGAGATATAGGGGGCTAGGGTGCCCCCGTAGACGGAAGCCGCCTGAGAGGGCTTAGGGTAGCGTGCTGGCCAAACCCTACATTCGTACCCTCTGGCGGGGAGGAGGCTGTAGATTGAGCCTGAGTCTACCTGCGGAGTCCCCAGGTAGATGATCCGGCCCCCTGGTTTGAGAACAGCATCGAACTCTTTGACGCTCTCTGCGACCTTCTCTCGCATCGATTGGGTCATGGAGTTGTTCAGGGACTCCACATCGTCGGCAATGATCAGATTGGCCCTGGCTCCCGTGATCGCACTGGAGATTCCCATCGACCGGCAGGAGGGGGCGTGGGAGGGCGGGGCAGGCCCAACGTCGAAGGCTATTTTTGAGTCCCGCTGCTCCTCCCTCGGCTTGAGGTGCTGGAGGGCCGGCAGTCCCCTGATCAACTGCTGACAGAAGGTGGAGAAATCGTCGGCTCGGGTCTTGGAGGCCGAGACAACCAGGATGTTGTACGAGGGGTTCAGGAGGAGTTGGTGGCATGCGAAGACCGAGGTCAGCCACGACTTCCCAACGCCTCTATAGGCCATCACCAGCAGCCGCCGAGGACCATGCTGGAGGTACTCCGCGATATCGTATTGCACCGGCGTCGGCTCTGGCAGGTTCAAGTGCTGCCAGGCCATGTAGACCAGGTTCCGAAAGTCAGCCAGAGGATGTCTGGACTCTTTGGTTTCCGTCTTCATCGAATGGCAAACTCAGGGCTAGGTTGTGGAGGGGCGTCCCTTCGCCAGCGGCACAGTCGATGCCGTTGTCTTTCAAGAACTGCCGGGCTACGGATAGATCTGCGGAGGACGCTTCACCTGATTGAATCTTGTTCAGGAGGTCAGAGCATAAAGCATTGTGGATTTGCTTCAGGATCTCATCATTCATCATGTTAGTGACTCCCGTTGTAGAGCTTGGTCGAAACCTTTTCCATCTGCTTCTCCAGGGCCGCGATCTTCAGATCCTGGCGGGTGTCCGAGGGCAACTCGCCGCTTCCCCACTTGCCGGCAGGCCACAGCTTGGTGAAGCTGATCGCTTCAGCCAGATCGGGCTGCATCATTTGGATCTGGTAGTTGTTGTGGCTGACGCGGGAGTCCACGGATGCAATGTACCAGATCCCAGCCCCGGCCTGGAGGAGTAGCCCTATGCCGATTGCGAGGAACTTGGTGTCCATTATGCCAGTGAGTAGAGGAACCCTCCGGTGAGGGCGTGAGCATCTTTTTTGTAGAAATACACTGAGAAACTACTGATCCCCCAACCCAGTTCGACCCGAATGATTGCAGTGTTGAAATGCCCGGCATTGGTTGTAGCCGCTATGGACTCAGGATCGTTGTACGAGGAGATTTGCAACTCTGCTGGTTTCACGAATCCAGATGCGAGGTCTATTTTCTTGGCGATATATGTGGTGTTGTTTATCACCGTAGATCCTGAGATCCCCACACTGTCCCCCATCGACACAGTGAGGTACGCGAGAACCGTGGCGATATAGATCGGAGTAGTCTCGTCTGTTTTTGCCCAACCAATTACTGCTGCATCGTATTGATCCCCGCTTGCGGACCCAGCACAATCTCCTGTGAACATCATGGATACCGATCTTGAATACCCGATATCTATGGGTCCGCTGATCCCAGATGCTGCTGTCTCCGGTGGGCGAGCGGCTCTAGCCTCAATTTGCCTCGTTCCTTGATCAGACACAGTAAAGGCTGTGCCGTTAACGGTCATCCCCGTGGCCCCCTGGAGCCACGGTTTCGCTTCGTATACGAGTTTTGATGTTGATGCCATTTTAGTTACCCTTGAAAATGTATTGAATTGCCACGCTGACGAGGACTGCCGCTGCGGATGACCAGCCCAGAATCCACGCCTTTGAAGTTTCCAAGATTCGGATACGCTTTTCGTGTTCTTGGATCTCAGCGGTTTGCTTCTGGACACTGGAGATCAGGGAGTCGATCTTACCCTCCAGTTTTCCGATCATATATTTCAAGTCCTCGTCGTGTGCTGGCATCAGACCAATCTCCCAAGCTGCCGGTTCATCCCGCCTCGTACCCTGGCGGGACTGGGGGAGAGGCTATGATAATATAGATCAGAGATCTCGCCATTGGTTAAAACGCGATCCCACAGCGTCACTTCGCTGGAGTTGCCTACGATCTGATTTGTGTTTTCGTTGGTTGCCTTCAGCACATACCAATAGAAATCCCTCGTCGTGGTGGGGCTTGGCTCGGAGTCATCGAACACATGGTCGTGTGATGCATCGAGTTTTCCGTTGACGAATATTTGGATGCCGTCTGCGAGGGTTCCAGACGAAACCACCTTATATGTGACGGTGAACATGTTCCATTTGTAAATGTCGAATGTGTCATATGCACCACCTCCGTGCGTCACGCTATGTAGCTTGCTTTGAGTCAGGGAGGTGTCGTTTTTTGTCTGGTGCTGGAACTGCACTTTCATATCCCCGCCCACATCAGTTCTCCTGATGAAAAGACCTGCGTGCATGCCCTTGTTCGTGGAGGGGGAAGAAGCATATATCATACGATTGGAGTTACTTTCTGGAAACGCACCAGTAACCTTCGCCCACATATTCACCGTGCTGGCTTTGTTCCTCCCAATCGGTATTTCGTGACTCAGCGTTGCGGAGGCGTCCCCGGTTTGCAGGAGCCTCGGGCCTTCGCCGCCTTCGTAGGTGTCGAAGTTTTTGCAACTCTGGCTGTCTCCACCCATGAGGGGGCCGGCGTCCCTTGGGGTATCCCCGGTAGGGAGCGAGTGATTCACCCAATACGCCGCCGACTTCGTTGTCGTTTCGTTGGAGGTGTTGTTTCCTGCGGTTTGCATTTCCTCCTGGATCGTCCCTACCACAGAAGTAGCGGCTCGGGTAAAGGTTGTCCAACGATTCATTCGCCAGTAGTAAACTGGGTTGGTTGATTTAACGTAGTCTGGATATTCGCTACTCATCCGGTTCCCTCCATTCGTCGCGGTGCTGCTCCAGGTAGGCCAACAGGTCTGTGTGGGTCAGGAAGATGGCCACCAGGGAGGAACCCAGCAACTCAGCGTAGTCTTGCACCTCTGCATCGGGGGCCGGGACTATCGCTCGATCCCTTGCGATGTTTGTCCGAAAGTCGCCGCGATCCGGTAAGGTGACCACTGGTCCCAGGTATTCCAGGTGTGACAACTTACTCACACACCATGAGAAAGCATCTTGAGTACCCGCTGGCATCGAGACGATTGCGAACATTTAGAGCAGGCTCCACATCAAGTTGGCGTCTGTCGCAGCACTGAAACCACTGCTGTTCGTGTCGAGGTCGAAAGCAATCTCTATCACATCGGCCCCCTGGCAGTCCAGAAGCACTGACCCAACTGCTACGTCTGTCGCAGGATTGGTCACCTTCACCGCTGGGTCACCGTAGACCTTGATGAGCGTCGAGCAGAACAGATCACTGGTCGAAGGTTCTGTGTATGTGGAACTCGCGTGCCTCGCAATTATCGTGCCTACCTCGGCATCAATAGAGGCCACCGTGTACGGGATGTAGGTGTTGGTGACCAACTTCCATCGCCAGATGGTGCTGTTGAATCCGTTGGCGTTTGCAACGTATGTCAGCTCCAAGAAGTTCTTGTAGCCAACGTCTACGCAGACGCGATCCGTGGATGTAGTTGGTCGAGTAGTGGTGGGCACTGGGGCGTATGGTGTAGTGTTGTCGGTGTTCGCTGCCAGGCCAATGGTGAAGCCATCCGGCTTGGTTACCAATCTTGCTGATCTAGCCATTTGATGACTCCTATAATTCCTTGACGATTGTTATTGTACCGAAGTAATAAGCCACGCTTGGATCGACTCCAGAATTCCCTAAAGTTCCAACATTCTGTGAGTAGGCTTGGATTTGAATATAAGTGTCGGCCGCTATTGTTAGTCTTGCAAACCCGTGGGAGAGATCCCCACCGTGGTAGGTGTTGTTGGCATACGCCACCGTGGCAGAGCCAGCAAGGGTGGGGGTACTGCTAAGGAGTTCGCTGGACACGGTAGCTGCGGCACTCTTCATCAACTTGGTGTACCCCGAATGGCACGAATAGAACGGAACCTGCCATGAAATCCTATAAGTACCTACGTCATCAAGTTTGATGACCCCGTGCGTAGCGTCTGAGATGACAACGGTACTCAGCGTAGCATTATCCACCACGGTATCTATGGGTACTGAGATCCAAGCAGAGGCGGCGTTGGTGGCTTTTCCTGTAGCAACCCCAGTGGAGGAATCGGCTAATAGGGCCAGCGGCGGGTTAGCTGTTGCAGGCTCCCACCGGGTGCTGCCGTGGTTATACGTCAGCACCTCGCCATCGTCCCCAGCAACCGCGGCCGTCACGGTCACACCATTGATCTTGTTGACCACAGACGCCGCGGTCACGTTGGCGCCGGAGAATGTCGGTGAGGTATAGGTCACATCGCCCGTGACCCCAATCGTTCCCCCAGGGGCCAGGGAACCTGCGGAGCCTGTGGCGTTGCCCGTGACATTGCCAACCAGGTCAGTGGTGATCGCAGGCGTACCCGCTGAGTTTCGACGCGGGATCATGGCCGCCGTGTTCGCTTCGGTGATTCCTATCAGGGAATCAACATTCGCACCACTGAGCCATGTGGCTCCCAGCGACCCGTCTACCGGGGATGAGGCCAGTATGTAGTTGATGCTGGCCGGCGACGGCATGTCCGCGGAGCCTATGGAAGAGGTTACCGTGGTGTTGACATGATCTATGGACTCCTGGGAAGCGTAGATCGCCTGCAACGTGGAGTTGTCCAGGTCTGTTTCGGTAAGAGTGGCTCCATTGACGAAGTCAACGAACTTGGTGTTCTTTGTAGCGTCCGTGGTTCCCGGCGTCTCCCTGTAGATCTTTAGAGGGATGTCGTAAGAGGCCGCGGTTATCGTCATCACCGTGCCTGCGGTGTTCAAGGTGAAGGCGCTGGAGGCGACTTGTGACCCTCCCCCGCCCGGCGTTATCAGGAGCTTGATGTGGGAGTTGTCAAGAACCGAGAACGGAATGGTGTAGGTATGGTCCGAAGTGTTCTTGGTTTCTTTTATGACAAATGATAAGGCCATATTACGCTCCTAGCTATGATCCTTGTTGGAGTTGTCTCTGGACGGCTAACGCATGCATATACTTGTTACGGGTGTTGCTATATTGTCCCATGGTCTGGTTGAATGCGGCTCGTCGGTACTTCTGAATAATTGACCGGAAGATATTACGAGCCGGGCTGTCGATTCCTTCTGTGGCGAGCTTGGGGAGACGCTTCCAGTCCTTGTGGCGAACCAGGCGGTCCATGGTTTGGTGGAGGGTACGTCCTCCCAGCTTGATGTTCCCAGTAGACTCTTGCCAAGAGTCGTAGAAACTAAGGTCGGAGCCTTCTCGGTATTCATCTCTAATGTCAATACGTCCCCTGATCAGTCCCTTGGGGGCGCCGTCGTTCAGTTTCATCTCGACAATGGCCTGGTAGACAGGGTCATTGACCTTCTGGGATACGGTGAACGGATTCAACCAATCAAAAGAGACAGGACCGAGAGAAGGCCAATGTCCGTGAGGCTTCTTGATAGGCTTGCCCATGAGGTCGTATGCCAGCGGAACCTTGGCATTGTTCCATCCCATCTTTTCCCTGAACGGGTCTATGAATCCACGGGCCTTTCGGTAATGCATATCCTCGTTGTTTAATGTCTTTTGGATAGTCCCCTTGGTCTGGTACATAAAGGAAGAGAAAGGAACCATGGATGTCAGGTATGACATCGCCACTCGTTGTGTGTATCGTTCTGGCTCCTGCATGGCATTGAGGAAGTTGCTCAACCCCATCAAGTAACTCTTGTCGGTGAGGTTATTTGTCAGGGAGCCAATGGCCGCCTTCATCATCATTTCCAGGGGCGTTTCACCGTAGTCCATGGTGTGGGTGTGATTGGAAATCTCCACAGCGTCGGCCATTATTCCCAAGAACGAAGAGCCAGGCTCTGCCTTAGCATAGGAATAATACTCATTTCCTATTCGGAACGACCAGGGTTGCCATCCTGTAGCTTCGAGGTTCTTCCGAGCTGCGTAGTTCTTAGGACCGCTTCCTGTGATAACTCCGCTCGTAGCCAAGTAGGTGGCGGTGGTGACCAACGACACGCTCATGGATACTCGACCTAGAAGTTCTGCGGCCTTCCGAGACTCCGCTCGGTAAGACTGTTCAGCGCCCTCTGCCAATGCCTCCTTCGCCGCCTTTTGGTGACGCATGTATTCGGTGTACAAACCGGGATTGACCGGATTACGATCACCCACGAACTTGAGAAGGTTGCGAGGAGTCTTCATAAAGGGGAATATAAGACGCATGGTTGGGTGAGTCTGAGCCAACTTCTGAATCGAGTGTGTGATTCCTCCCTTTGTCAACGGGTCTTGCCAGGTGGAGGTAAGCGCCATCTTTTCGGCTTCTGTTCCAATAGCTCCCAGTTGGGGGTTCCACTCTGCTTCCATGATCTCGGCATGGCGTTGTTTAAATTCTGTCCCCCCCATTTGGAGGTTTGGGTTGTCCTTGGCTTCTGACATCACTTGTTGAAGAGCGTCTTCGTGTACCCTGGCCTTGGTATACACCGAACCGTTCTCGTCAATCATCTTGTACATCTTGCCGTTCACTTCGGCTGTGATCTCCTCAAACAGAACCAACTCGTCAGCGTATTTACCCTTGCCTACCTTGGGACCGCCTTCTCCCCAGTCTGCGATTAATTCCTGATCTTGGGCTTCTCGTTTTGCAATATCGACCTTACCAGAGCGGTCTGTGACAGTTTCGCGGCCTTCTCCCGTGGTTCTCGCCCACAAGCCTTTCAGTCCCTTGTTCCCCAACCGGCCATGAACAATATACTTCACTGCCTGTGCGGCCAATTCGGACTCGACAGTGGAACGAACAACCCCTGTTTTGAATACCTCGTCCATGGCTCGCATGGTTCGGCCAGGGAGGTTGAGTATTCCTCCGACATAATCAAGGATTGCACCTGTTTGGGTGGTTTGGAATTCCCAATGACCGCCATCATCCTTCACCCAGTTTCCTAGATTGTTTCTGGCTCCTGCTTCGGGTGACCAGAACGCTTCTGCCGACAACGCCTGCCGGTCGCTCTTAGGTCCGGTAGACAAGGTATCCATCATGGAGGAGCCAGGGACCGCACGGGAGCGGTTTGATGTCAAGGCACGACTGAAACCACGTATGTTGTAGTTGCTCTGAAGAACCATATTGGTCATCAGCTTTGCCACCACCTGGGCTTCCTTGAATTCCTTGGCGGCCCTGGTAGATTGTCCCGTTAGTTTGGCGTAGCTCCCAGATATCCCATGTCCCAGCATCCGTTCAAATGGGAAATACATCATCCCAAATACGTTGCCCACAGTGGTGACGCCAAAGATAGTCTTCGGGCCACTGATCAAGGCGTTTGTCCATACCTCGATACCTGCATTCACAAGTTTGCCCTGAATACTCATGGACTTCTTGTATTGCTGGATGACCTCATCAGGAACGTCGGAGGATACCAACATGTCCAATTGTTGGATGATCTCGTCCATGCCCTTGTTGATGTAGTTGTGGTTCTTCAGATACTCTGTGATATCAATGGCCTTCCGAGCCTGAAGTGCCGTACCTGTCATGGCTCCAGCTCGTACCCATTGCTCGGCCATGTTGTTCAAGTTGAAGAAGGAAGCAATGAGTTCTGCACCGAGGGCTTCGGCTTCGCGTGCTTGCCCGTTCGACTTCAGCTTCAAATACTTCTCAGCCATGTCTCCAATTTCAAGGTAATATCCTTGCTGAAGAATCTTCATCACATTCGTCAGCTTCGCAGCCTTAGCCGCGGCAGACGCCAAGTCTTCTCCCACTCCCATGGCCTTCTGAACTTGATCGACATTGGTAAGATCTATGTCGTTGTTTTCCCAGATCTGTTCGACATAGTATTCCCAGTCGCTCCTTTGGAGTTTATCGTGGGGTATACCCTGCGGCCTGAAGTCGGGATCGTTTACCCATGCCAGGCCCGCTGCCAGAATTCTCTTTTGATGCTCGCCAGCCTGTCCTTGCGAGAATTCCCCAGACCCTTCCTTCAACGTGCTTTCTCCTGTGTCGGACTTCCCACCAGGAAGACCTACCAGTCCCTTGAGATAAGCACGTTCCTCTTCGTGAAGGGTATTCAGGTGTTCTCGTAATTCGTGGACATTCAAAGCGCCCGTTGAATCATAAAGCTTGATGTTTCTCATTACACCCCTGGCGATGTTGCCAAGGGATTTGGATTGCTCGGCGGTCATCCTGATCGTATCAGCACCGTGAGGGAGATACCCATACTCTGCGTCTAGAATCCTCTTGCGGAGTTCTCTGGTCTGTTGACCGTGCGTCATGTCCCGCCATGACTTGCTTCCATAGTCTGGGATTTCCACCCGCCGCCCTGGCCCTTTCAGGTTGGCCAAGAGGTTGGTCAATGTCTTCCTGTATGTGCTGGCATTGATGGCGTGTTTCTCAAGGTCAGCCAGTTGCTGCTCCCTGTCCGCTCTCTTCTCCATATCCCTGGGCTTCATTCTCTGGTGAGGAGCTACGGATGCATATCTTACGCTGCCCTCTTGGAGAGGTATGATCTCATCCTTGAGGATCTTGTTCAGTTTCTTTATCTTCTGCCGATTGTTACCTGATACATCTGCCGCTCTTTTCCTCATGGACTGTAGATTCGCAGCGCCTGCCAGCTCCAACTTATCAATAGCAGCGTTGACATGCGTGACAATCTTTTGGAGAGGCGCGCTGGCAGTGCCTTCAAAATCCAATCGCTTCTGCTTTGCAACATCCTTTGTCCACGCAGGGTCGCGAGGAAGTGTCTGATCTGCAATGGGAGAAACGTCTTTTAGAACTTCACGGCTCGCCGCTACACCTTGAGGGTCTTGGATATTACGATCAAAGCCGTGCTTTGCACCAGGCTCCCGAGGCGTGACGGGAACCCGGGGTCTGTCTTCCACTACGTCCTTGGCTGCCCCAACAAATTTCTCATCTTTGAGTTGTGCGTCAATCTTTTCAGCAATCTTCTGTATATCTACGTGTGAGAATTTACGGCCCATCTCCTCGCCAAGGGTTTTGATGAGGTCTTGGATGGCCTTACGACCAACGATACCCGCCTTCACAACCCGAACTGCACCGATGATCGCGACATCAACCAAGTCGGCTCCTAGCGTCGTGCCACCTTTAAGCCTACCCTTGCCTGGGAGCTGGCGGTTCTTTATTCTATCCCTCGCTGCGTTTTCCAGGGCATCGAGTTTCGACGTAGGGGCGTCACTGGATCTCGCAATAGGCCCACCAGGCAATTCGGTTTTACGAACGCCAGTAGCAGGTTGTCCTCCGTCCAGAAGTGGATCAATGAAGTTCTTAGTGGTGACCCCGTGAACCCCATTCCCAATAATGACCTTAGCCAGTCTTTCTGGTTTTTTGGCTCCCCTTGCCTTTGATTTCGTGGCTTCAGGTACTTTGTAAGATTCGGGTAGCCCCATGAGTCGAGCCATCATCCGTGGCGTGACCCGCTTGACTCTCCCATCGGGCATGATGATGCGAGGAATTGATCGGTCTGTAGATGCTAAGGAAGGAGCGGGACCACCAGCGTGGGCTGAGTTAGGTACACCTTCCGAGGCAGAACCCCCCATGGTGATGATGGGTTTACTTGTGTCAAGATGGCGAGCATCTTCCTTTGGAAGGTTTGCGTATTTCCTGATCCTCGCTACTTCCCAATTCTCCTTTCCTTCGACCTTGCCCTTTAGCGTATCATCGGGAGCCTTATCGATAAGATCCTCGATGGTTTCAAACCAATCTGTCGGTCCAGTTTTTGCGGGAGGCTCGGGGAGGGTTCCCTCTCGGACTGCGCGGATTACCATACGCTCTCTTTTCATAGGAGCGCCATAGTCAGCCGCATTATGTATTTGGATGTCCCACTTATATCCTGCCTCTTCCAATGCATTGAGGATAGGATCGAGGACTTGCGGTTCTTTTGCAAATCCCGGTACATTCTCCAATGAGAATGCTCTGGGCCTGGCGATTTTGATGTTTGAGGCAATCTTCTCGGCCGAGCGAATGTCTTCTGGAAGTATTTTCCTCTTGGCATTCAGATCAGTTAGATTCTTGCACACAGGGCTTGCGTGATAAAGGTGCGCATCGCGGATGTCCTCTGGATCGACATCCCAGACATTCTGTGGTTTGAAGTCCGATTCAAACGCACTGTTTCGGAATCCTACGATGTCGGGATCTAGTTCAGCAAAATGAGATGTCCGGTGCGATCTGAGGTTGGCTCCCATGGTGTCGCCGCCACCAAAATCTATGGCAACATCTTTCATTCCATCTGGGCCTTCTTCAGGAAGTCCGGTTCTTGGGCTGTTCTGAGTCTCCTGCAATATGTTCCTAGCCTCAGTTCCTCCCTCAAGGATCTCTGCGCCTTCAGGTCTTCCAGGCGTAGATTCCATGGCTTCTTGGATAGCTGCCGGCGTACCGCCGGCCTCCTTGACGCCACGGCCACGCTTCATCGCTTTGATGCCCCATACGGTCCCCTTCACCAGGCCACCTATTGCTCCTATGCCTGCTTCAAAGAGGATACCTTCAAGGACGTTTTTCATCCTCCCTTCCAGTTCCGAGTCGTTCTCGTCGGATGCCAGGTATTCAAATACGGGCTGCTGCATGCCGGGGAACTTCTGGAGCCAGTCGCTCATGCGTTCCTCATGCGCTCCCCACACCGTAAAGTCTGTGGCTACGCTGGCAGCGAGCCAACGAGAGTACTTGACTCGTTTGGCTGCGCTTGTGAATCCTTGGGTTTCAAGACGGGCCTGGTTGGCCACTGAAAGGTACTTCTGTCCAAAGACAGTTTTCACCAC